AATTGGTGCAATTGTTGGCTCAGCCGGCTCATCTTTGTCAAGTTTACCTAGCATTATTCAAACAAATAATCTAATTAAAAATACATCGGCTGCGGTACAAAACGGTATAACTACAAGCGCAGCCGCATTAATCGGTAATGTAGCACTAAGCGCCGGACCATTTAGTAGTATTGCAAACAGGAATGAACTTTTAAATACAAATGCGTTAACTAAAGGTTTAGCTGAAGGAACACAAAGTTTAGCATCACTAGCGAGTGTCGGTTTACCAGCAGGAGCAGCCGCATCATTGCAAGCAAGTTTAAGTTCATTAAGCTCATCGAGTCCGTTTCCTATCAAAATGCCAACAGTTGGCGCAAACACAACGGATAGAAGCGAATTAACCGCGCAATTAGGATCTGTCTTGGGTGATAAGAGAATTCCTACTCCAAACTTTAGTGGCACAGGTCCATCAAGTTCTGCAAAAGCTGAAGCTGATAAGTTAAATGATTTATTCAAACAACAACAAGCACTGATTGTAGAACAAGATAATCAATCAAAAGCAATTAGTAAAGCACGTGATGCTTATATAGAAGCAAGAGATAATTTACCGCAAGGTGATCCGGCAATTGAAACAGCTAAAGAGGCTTATATAGCAGAAGTTAAGGCATCGGGTCAAATTACAGCTAAGATAAGAGCACTAGCTAATCAAGCATAAATATTATCATGCCAAATTATATCGGATTCAGTACAATTAATGCTAACAAACCACAGTCTACTAACCTAAATGCTGGAGTAGACGGTGGTACAGGTTCTATACTGCAACCTGTCAGAGTGGGTAAAAAGTTTAGATTAGTAGACACTCCCCTTGTTGTCCGTGATTTTTTAAATGCATTAAACATTCAGCAAGGACAAAAAGTAGGAAAACCCGAATATGGTACTACTCTTTGGAGTTTTGTGTTTGAACCCAATACCCCTGACACTCAATTTCAATTAGAGAATGAGATACGTAGGGTTGCTAATTTAGATCCTAGAATGGTACTAAATTATGTAAAAGCATATCCGCAAGAGAACGGGATACTGCTTGAAGTTGAAATGGCCATAGCACCCTTCAATCAAGCATTTTTGTTAAATGTGTTCTTTGACAACGCAACAAATATTGCGGTTTTACAGTAATTCTAAAAATCCATGGTTTTCATTTAAGATAAATACTTAAAAGAGAACAACCTATGGCCACAAGTTCAAGACAATCAGCAATATTTGGTGTAAACGATTGGAAACAAATTTACCAAACGTTTAGCCAAGCCGACTTTAAAAGTTATGATTATGAAACACTACGCAAGACTTTCATTGATTATTTGCGTGTGTATTATCCTGAAACATATAATGACTATATTGAATCGTCAGAATTCATTGCACTATTAGACGTTATGGCTTTTATGGGTCAAGGTCTTGCTTTCCGCAATGATTTGAATACCCGTGAAAACTTTATTGATACAGCAGAACGTAGAGATAGTGTTATCAAATTAGCTAACTTAGTAAGCTATACTCCAAAAAGAAACTTAGCTGGTCAGGGCTATTTGAAAGTAACTAGCATACAAACTACTCAAAATATTACTGATTTGAATGGTTTTAACTTAAGTAATATACCTGTATTATGGAATGATCCTGCTAACTCAAATTGGTTAGAACAATTTAACACAATTGTAAATGCTACATTAATTAACACACAAAAAATAGGCCGTCCAGGAAACACAGCACAGATTATTGGTGTGAAGACCGATGAATATACTATGCAAATTCCTGCAGGTACATTGCCAGTTGTACCATTCTCAAGTCAAGTTGACGGCATTAACATGGGATTTGAATTATGTAGCGTATCTACAGTGGGTGAAGATTATGTATACGAAATTCCACCTGCACCAACAAACAGATTTAATATGTTATACCGTAATGACAAGTTGGGTTACGGTAGTCCAAATACAGGGTTCTTCTTTTATTTCAAACAAGGTACATTGCAGAATTTTGATTTTACCTTGCAACAAAAAATCAGTAACCAAGTAGTTGATATTGATATTCAAGGTGTTAACAACACTGATACATGGTTGTATCAATTAAGTGAAAATAATGGTTCATTGGGATTGTGGAAGCAGGTGAATAACATTTATGCTGATGCATATTTGCAAACTGAATCTAGTTTCAAAGATATTTTCTCTGTTAACTCACGTTTCAATGACCAAGTAAGTTATGTATTTGGTGACGGTGTGTTCAGTAATATACCAGTTGGCAACTATAGAGCATATGTACGTTCCGGCAACGCATTAACTTATACAGTTGACCCAACAGAAATGCAAGGCATTTCTATTACTTTTAATTATGTAAGTAGAGTTGGTAGACAAGAATCACTAACAGTTGGTTTATCGTTACAAGTTCCCGTATCAAATGCACAAACACGTGAATCGCTTGCTAACATTAAGCAACGTGCTCCAACTCGTTATTATACACAAAATCGTATGGTAAATGGAGAAGATTATACTAACTTCCCATATACATTGTATAGTTCTATTATTAAATCAAAAGCAATTAATCGCAGTAGCGTTGGTGTATCTAAGAACCTAGACTTACTAGATCCTACTGGAAAGTATTCAAGCACTAATAGTTTTGCCAATGATGGTGCTATATGGGCAATTGATGATATTGAAAGCGTACCTCTAGTAATTAATAATTCAGGTGATATTATTACTTTCTTGACAGACACTTTAGCTAGTATACTGTCAGACAATAGATCCACTCAATATTATTTGCAAAACTATACAAGATATAATGTTAATACTACTACCGGTGATGGTGTTGTATATTGGCAAACAAGCACAGTAAATGCGAACAGCGGCACTGGTTATTTTTATAATATTCAAAATGGAGATGTAAGTCCTATATCAGTTGGTACATACTCTACTACTAACGCAAAGTATATTACAAAAGGTGCATTATTACAGTTTACTGCCCCGGCTGGTTTTTACTTTGATAACAATAATCGATTAGTAAGCGGAATATCTACTCCTACTACTAAAACTTATATTTGGACAACTGTGTTAAATGTGGTAGGTGATGGTAGCAACAATAGTCAGGGTAGTTTTGCAAATGGCACGGGGCCAATCACATTAAATGGATATGTCCCTACAGAAGCAATATTATCTGTTGTATTGCCTGCATTTGATAATATTTTACCTAACTCGGTTATACAAGAATGTAGAGTGCGTATGGATTTACAACAAGACTTTACTCTTGTTTTTAATAACTCATTGACTATTGCACAAAATCGTTGGAGTGTTGAGAATGTTAATAACCCTGACTTTTTTGTTTTGTTTGATAGTAATGCATATAATAGATATACAGTAGGCTACCGTTCTCTTGCTTATTACTTTGGTAGTGTAGCGGATACACGTTTTACATATGAAGCCGGCAAACTTGTTTATGATCCATTTAGTGGTCAAATTTTACAAGACTTTGTAAATGTGTTAGCAACTAACACTCAACCTGGTAGTAATTATCCATTAGTAAATAATATCTCTGCTAGTGTTGTTGGACAGCCAGTGCAACCTGATGGGTATATTGATGACTTTGAAGTAGAAATTGCTAGCATCAATGTTAATGATAGAACATTAGTCAATGATCCAGATTTCTTTAATCAAATTACAGGTTATGTAAATGGTAATACTAATATAGGTATCTATGTGTTCTTTAGAACAATACAAGATGCTATTAATTTGGCACGCACACAGATCGTTCCTTCAACTGAGGTATCATATCAATATCCAACTAAAACTCAAATTGAAGTTGTGAAATATGATTATCCAGTTGGACAATTATTCTATGCCTATAGTGAAAATGACTTCTATAGATCAGTGCAAGATCAAACAGTTACTACACCATCTTATATTTTGGTAATTCAACGTGATTATGGTGTTCTGCCCGGACGCCAAGGCTTGCAATTCCAATATCGTCACAATAGCAATAATACAACACGTATTAATCCTGCGACTACAAATATTATTGATTTGTATGTAGTAACACAGGCTTACTATACTGCTTATCAAAATTATATACAAGATAGTACAAACACTGTTCCGGAACCATCACGTCCAACTATTACAGAGTTAACCTCTTACTATCCTCAAATTAATGATTATAAGATGTTAAGTGATAGTGCTATATTGAATAGCGTAGTGTTCAAACCATTATTTGGACCTAAGGCAGCACCTGCGTTAAGAGGAACAATTAAAGTTATTAAAAATTCTAACACCAGTGCGAGTGATAGTGAGATACGTAGTGCAGTACTAACACAGATGAATAATTATTTTAATATTAACAATTGGAACTTTGGCGACACGTTTTATTTCACTGAACTAAGTGCGTATATTCACGCTGAGATAGGT